GCCGCTCGCACAAGCGCAGAATATGGAGGAGGTTAATGCCATCCTCCAGTACGCGCAATTGATGCAGGCGTTCGGGCCTGACGGCCAGCTGGCGCTCAAGGGTGACGCGGTGGTCGACTACATCGGCGACAAGCTCGGCGTGCCGGCCACCGTGCGCAACACCCGCGAAGAGCGGGCGGTGCTCATGGAAGAGGCCCAGAACCGGCAGATGGAAGCGATGATGATGCAGCAGGCGGCCATGCAGGCCCAAGGCGCAGCGCCGGCAGGAGCGCCCGCTTGAGCGGCTGGGACGAGATCGAGGCGCTCGCGACGCCCGACATCCGCGAGGCAGACCAGAAGCGCGACGACCTGGATCGCCTGGTGCTGCGTGTATTCAACGGCGAGGACGGCCAGCGGTTGCTGATCTGGCTGCGCCACATGTACGTCGACGTGCCGATCGCCGTGCCCGGCACCGACCCCTCGCATGCCTTCTACGCTGACGGTCAGCGGTCGGTGGTGCGAGACATCCAGGCGCGGATCAAAAGAGCGAGGAACCTTTGAGCGAAACCGCAAACGAGCCCGGCAGCACCGGCTTACTCGACAGCGTTACCGTTGAAGACGACAGCAAGCCGGCAAGCCCCCAAGCAGCGCAGATCGATCACCGCGCCGCTGACCCCAGCGCACCAGCACCCGAGGATCCCCTCGAGCGCCCGGACTACTGGCCAGAGAACTTCTGGAAGAAGGACGCGAACGAGCCTGATCTCGAGGGCATCGCGAAGTCCTGGCGCGATCTGCGAGCCAAGATCAGCAAGGGCCAGCACAACGCACCGGCTGACGGCAAGTACGACCTGACCGCGTTCGGCGATGGCAACGCCGAAAACCCGATGGCCAACGCGCTGACGGGCTGGGCGAAGGAGCGCGGTCTCAGCCAGGCCGACTTCGACGACCTGGTCGGCACGCTGCAGACGCAGGCCAAGGAGCTCATGCAGGGCGAGATGGTCGATCCGGCTGTCGAGATGAAAAAGCTGGGGCCGAATGCCAACGCAGTGATCGGCGGCATGGTCGACTGGGCCCGAGGCCTGGTCAACAAGGGCGTCTGGGGCAAGGATGACTTTGAGGAGTTCAAGATCATGGGTGGCACCGCGGGTGGCATCCGTGCGCTGATGAAGCTCCGCGAGTCTTACGAGGGCCGGATCCCGATCGAGGTCGCGCCGATGGAAGGTGCGCCCAGCAAGGAAGAGCTCTACCAGATGGTGGGCGACCCGCGATACAAGACGGACGCCGCCTACCGTCAGAAGGTTGAAAGACTATTCCAAGCAGTCCTACAATAGCCCTGTAGTCTCCTCCTCCCTGATGGATTGACCCGGCCTCCCCGCCGGGTCTTTTTTCGTCCACTTGTCAAACGGGACGATCAGGAAATAGAATCGGCGTCAAGGCCCACCGGGTTTACCCGACCCTCACCGCAGCGGATGCTGACGAGTGGCTGGCGCAACCAGCAAGCATTCGGCCCTGTGCAACGCAGGCCCACCGGCGCGAGAACCCCAAGTTTTCAACCGAATGAGGTGATCAAATGGCAATCGGTCTTTCCAATGCCTTCGTCACTCTGTTCGACGCAGAAGTCAAGCAAGCCTACCAAGGCAAGGCAATGCTTGTCGGGGCCACCAGGGCGCGTCGCGGAGTCGAAGGTTCTATCGTCAAATTCCCCAAGGTCGGCAAAGGCACCGCTACCCTGCGCGTTCCGCAAACCGACGTTACCCCCATCAACGCGAGCTTCTCGCAAGTCACGCTGACCCTGCAGGACTGGAATGCTGCCGAATACTCGGACATCTTCAGCCAGGCCAAGGTCAACTTCGACGAGCGCCAGGAGCTTGTGCAGGTTGTCGCCGCCGCTGTCGGCCGCCGTCAGGATCAGATGATCATCGACGCGCTGGTCAACTCGGGCACGAGCGCCACCGTTGCGAACAGCATCGGCGGCTCGAACACCAACCTGAACCTGGCCAAGCTCCGCGACGCGAAGCGCCTGCTCGACAAGAACAATGTGCCGCCCGAGGGCCGTCACATTGTGATCCACGCCAACAGCCTGTCGAACCTGCTGTCTGAGACCTCGGTCACCAGCAGCGACTTCAACACGGTCAAGGCGCTGGTTCAGGGCGAGCTCAACACGTTCCTGGGCTTCACCTTCCACGTTCTGGGCGACCGTGCCGAGGGCGGGCTGCCGATCGATGGTTCGAGCGACCGCAAGGTCTTCGCGTTCCATCAGCAGGCAATCGGCTACGGCGAGGGCATCGCAATGCGCACCGAGATCAACTACATCCCGGAAAAGACCAGCTGGCTGGTCAACGAGGTGTTCTCGGCCAACGCGGTTGCGATCGACGCCGAGGGCATCGTTCAGATCACCTGCCGCGAATAAGGAGCAGATCATGGCATTTTCGAGCACTGGTCTTGCATTGGTCGCCGGTTCCAAGGCTGGCAACGCACCGCAGATCTGGTCTTACCAGTCGGCTGATGCGATCGCCACCGTGAACACGTCGGGCTACTTCAACGACGTGGCCTCGCTGATGAAAGTCGGCGACTTGGTCTATTGCTACGACACGGCAACCCCGACCGCCAACCTGGTGGTTGTGGTGTCGAACAGTGGCACCGTTGTCGATGTGTCGGATGGCACGTCGATCACCGTGACCGACAGCGACTAATAGCAGCAGCAACCAGAAGGGCCGGCTTTCGCCTCGAGCGGAGGCTGGCCTTTCTCACATTGAGGGGCCGCAATGGCTGCAGGTGATACGGGAGTCAGGATCTGCTCGGACGCGCTGCTCATGCTGGGCGCAAAGGCGATCACCTCATTCAACGACGGCACCGACTCGAGCTCGGTCTGCGACCGGCTCTACCCCAATGTTCGCGACTCCACCCTGACGATGTACCGGTGGAGCTTCTCGATGAAGAAGATCGCGCTGGCGCAGCTGGTGACCGCACCCGGCAGCTATTGGAAGTACGCCTACCAGTTGCCTGGCGATCGCCTGGGCAACCCGATGGCGGTATACCCGAGCAGCAATGTAGGCACCCCGATCGACAAGGATTGGGAGATCCAGGGCGACCAGCTGCTCACCAACCTGACCGCGGTCTTCATCGATTACCAGTACAGCGTGCCCGAGTACGCGATGCCGCAATACTTCGTGCAGCTGCTGAAATACCAGATGGCCTGGCACATTGCCGAGGCGATCACCGAGCAGCAGGACAAGTCTCTGCGCTGGCAGCGGGTGGCGCTGGGCGACCCGGCTGAGAACATGCGCGGGGGTTATTTCCGGCAGGCCTGCCAGATGGATGCGCAGGGTAACCCGAGCCGGGTGATAGAGGACTACACGCTGGTGGCGGTGAGGTACTGATGCCGCGCTTCGTCGACCTGCAGAGCAACTTCTCGACGGGCGAGCTCGATCCCCTGCTGCGGGCCCGAGTCGACCTGCAGGCCTACAACAACGCGCTGGCCAAGGCGACCAATGTCCTGATCCAGCCCCAGGGCGGGCTGCGCCGCCGGCCTGGCACCAAGTACGTCGCAGAGCTCCCGAGCAACGCCTCGGACGGTGTGCGCCTGGTGTCGTTCCAGTTCTCTGTCGACGACAGCTACATGCTCTGCTTCGTTCATCAGCGCATGTACGTCATCAAGAACGGGGCGCTGATCACCAACATCAACGGCAGCGGGAACAACTACCTGTCTGTATCAAGTATCACCAGCGCGATTGTCGACGACATGTGTTGGACACAGTCGGCTGACACGCTGATCGTGGTGCATCCTGATCTGCAGCCGGTGCAGATCCAGCGCACCAGCGACAGCGCCTGGACGGCCACCACCATCACCTTCGACAGCATCCCGAAGTACGCATTCAACATCGACTTCCACACGAACAACGGTTCGACGCTGACACCGAGCGCGGTGAGCGGCAACATCACGCTGACGGCATCCACCACGCATCACGACAGTGGCGCAGCGCAGGCCGGTGGCGCGTCGACGATCACGCTGAAGTCGACTGCAAGCAGCACCGACGACATCTATAACGGTATGTACGTCACGATTACCAGCGGGCCTGGTGCGGGGCAGATCAGGATCATCGAGGACTATGTCGGCAGTACCAAGGTCGCGACGATAACTCCGGCATGGACGACCCAGCCAACCAGTTCGAGCAATTACGAGATCACCACTTGGACAACCGAATCGGTCAATCAGTACATCAACGTGAGCCCGCAGGGCCGTGCAAGGATTGTCCAGTACGTCAGCTCGACAGTGGTCAACGCGGTGGTCGAGTACCCGTTCTTCAACACGACCGCGGTTGCTGCCGGCAACTGGGAGCTCGAGCACAACTACGAGGATGTCTGGTCTGCCAGTCGAGGGTGGCCGAGGACGGTGAGCTTCCACGAGGGACGGCTGTTCTTTGGCGGCAGCAAATCAAGGCCCAGCACGATCTGGGGCTCGAAGATCGGGCTCTTCTACGAGTTCGTGCCGACCGAGAACTTGGACGACGATGCGGTCGAGGCGACGCTCGACACGAATGATCTGAACGTCATCACCGACATCATCAGCGGCCGCGACTTCCAGGTGTTCACCACCGGCGGCGAGTTCTTCGTCCCGCAGCAGGGATCAGATCCGATCACCCCGTTGACGTTCACGTTCAAGAACGTGTCCCGCAACGGCATCAAGCCTGGCACGCGGGTGCAGTCGGTCGAGAGCGGCACGGTCTTCATCCAGCGCCAGGGCAAGTCTCTCAACGAGTTCGTCTTCGCGGACACGCAGCTGACCTACATCACGCAGCGGATCTCGCTGCTGTCCGGGCACCTGCTGAAAGGCCCGCAGCGGATGGCGATCCGACGCGCCACTAGCACCGACGAGGCCGACCTGCTGCTGCTCACCAACACTACCGACGGCACGATGGCGGCGTTCAGCATCATGCGCAGCCAGCAGATCACCGCGCCGTCTGAGTTCGTGACCGATGGCGAGTTCATCGATGTTGGCGTGGACGTGACAGACATCTACACGGTGGCCGAGCGCGTGGCTTCCGGTGCGCTGCTGCTAGAGTCTGGGAGCGAGATCCTGACCGAGGGCGGTGATGGCATCGTGCAGGAGTTCGCGGGCACCAAGTACCTGATCGAACTGTTTGACGATGCGGTGTACACCGACTGCGCGGTGACCGGCGGCGCTGCTGCCAGCGCGTCCAGCCTGGTGATGACCCGCAAGACGGTGAACGTGATCTGCGACGGCGTGCCGCAGGGCAACGAGGTGGTGAGCGGATCCGGCACTGTGACGTTCGACCGGGCGTCTGTCTTCAGCTACGAGGTCGGCCTGCCCTTCACCGTGTACGCCAAGACGATGCCGGCTGAGATCCAGCTGCAGACCGGCAGCCGCGTGAGCTTCAAGAAGCGGATCGTCGAGATCAGCGCGGTGGTGAAGGACACGCAGGAGCTCGAGATCAACAACCAGCCGGTTGCGTTCCGGCTGATGGACAACCCGCTGCTCGACGAGCCGGTGCCGACCTTCACCGGCATCAAGCGCGTGAACGGAGTGCTGGGCTACGACCGCGAGCAGGCGATCGAGATCTCGCAGACGCTGCCGCTCAAGATGACGCTGCTGGGTCTTGACTACCGCATCGCGGTCTACTCGGGGACATGAGATGGCCGACGTATTCGGTTACGACCCAGGATCTGTAAGCGGAGGCGCTGCCGCTGCTGGTGCCGCTCCAATGCTGTCCACCGGGCAGATGTACGCAGTCGCCGGTCTGATCGGCGCGTATGGCGCAGCGCAGGCGCAGCAGGCGCAGGCGGTCAACCAGCAGACGGCCTACCTGGTGCAGGCCCGCGACACGCTGGCGGTGGCCGAGGTTCGGGCTGATCTCTCCGAGCAGTACGCAACCATCCAGGCCGGCCGCATGCTGCGGCGTGCCGACATGGAGGCGATGAACTACAAGATCGCGGGCAACACGCTGCTGCGGAATCTCCGCAAGACCAATGCCGCGGCCCGTGCTCGAGCCGCTGCGTCCGGGGTGGTGCTCGGCGAGGGCAGCATCCAGGGCATACAGAACGCCAACGTGCAGGCCGTGATGCGCGACGTGGACATCGCCGAGCTCAACGCGCTGACGGCGCAGGTGCTCGGGTTCGAGGATGCCAGCGCCATGCTGCAGTCGACCGAGTTGCAGTCGACGCTCAATCTGTTCCAGGCCCGTCGCCAGGCTGGCGGCCTCGAGTCTGCTGCAGCGACGACCCGCAGAACCGGCGGCCTGCTCTCCACTGCCACGCTGCTTGAAGGCGCGACCCGCGCTGCTAGGACGCTCTGATGGCCACGATGCTTGAATCCGGTCAGATGATGTTGCGCGGTGCGCAGGGCGGCGTGCCGATGGCGCAGCCTCAACTGCAGGCGGCCGAGCCTATTGCTGCCCGCGCTGCAGCCCAGCAGGGAAACACGCTGGCGCAGCTGCTCGACCGCATGAGTGCAACCGCATTCCAGGAGGCTGGCCGGCTGGCGCAGCAGGAGGCGGTGCAGTTCGCGGCCGACAACCCGATCACGCCGGAGCAGATCGAGCTCGCCAAGAACGGCGCGACGATCGTCCCTGGCCTGGCAGGCAACATCTACACCGACGCGCTGCGCAAGGCCCGCGGGCTGCAGCTGGCGGCTCACTTCGAGATTGAGGGGCGCGGTGAACTTGCCAGGCTCCTGACCGACGTGCAGAACGGCAAGGCCACCGGCGAGCAGGTGAGCCAGAAGATCGCCACGTTTACCGATGGATACAGCAAGGCGCTGGCCAGCCAGGATCCCGAGGCTGCCATCAAGTTCCGGGCGACGATGGCTACGCACGGCAACACCGTGCTCAACGCCGCCTATGAGGCCGAGCTCAAGCGAGAGAAGGCGCAGCGCATTGCCAAGTTCGACATGGACTTCGACAACGGCGTGCGTCTGCTCGAGGCCACGGTGTCGCAGCAACCGGATCGGATCGACGAGCTCGCCGACGTGTTCCGGCGCAACGTCACCATGCAGGCGGTGCTGCTGGGCGACGCAGGCCTGCAGCGCGAGTACAGCACCAAGTTCGAGACGGCGCTGCGCAACGCCAAGATCAACGCGCTGACGCGGCACCTGGTAGAGCGCGAGAACTCGGTCAGCCCAGAAACAACTCTCCAGCGTCTGCGTAATGGCGACGCCGGAAAGATGAGCCCAGTGCTGCGGCAATTGATCGCCAATGACTTCGACGCAGTGGCCAAGGTCACGGCCAACTTCATGGTGGCGGTGAACCAGCGCGAGACGCTAGCCAAGAACGAGCGTGACCGGATTAACCGTAATGCAGAAAGAGTAGCGATCGATCTGCTGGAGCAGATCTTTCCGCTGCCGGTAGATGATCCGAATCGCCAAGCACTGATAGGCAGGCTCATCGAGTTACCGGCTGGAGCGGTTCCAATCGGTACGCTGAAAGATCTGCTCTCTCCAAGTCAAGCCGAGAGCAATGCCAGCGTGCTGTTCAATGTCACGCAGGGCATATACAACAACACGATCACGCAGCCGGATCAGATCTGGTCGATGGTCGGCAAGGGGCTGAACCCGAAGGACGCGGTGGGCGCGCTCAAGCTGCTGAACTCCGAAGATCGCCGCGACCAGTCCGAGCTCGACCGCGGCATCAGCAAGCTGGCCGGCATCCCGGTGATCCCTGGCAGCGTGGTGGTGCTTGACCCGAAGGGCCAAGAGTTCCAGCGCCGCAGTGAGCTCCAGGCGCAGGTGCTCGACATCCAGGCGCAGGCCGCACGCGACGGCAAGGTCTTCACGCCCCGCCAGATTCTGCAGCAGCTGGAAGATGGAATTGAGAAACGGCGCAACAGTGAGAGTGCCCGTCAGGCCCGCCAGTCGCTCGAGACAGTCTGGGAGAAGAAGGCCAACGGCAAGATCACCAGAGACTCACTGCCTGCTCTGGAGAAGAGCGGGAAGCTCAGTGCTTCAGAATTGAAACGAGTGCGCCAGCTGCTTGATCAGGCCGAAGGGATCACGCCATGATGTCAGTCGAGAGCTCCTACCTGCAGCGCATGGCCGACCTGCAGTTCCCAGGCGAGCCAACGCCGGAGCCGATGCCCGAGCCGGTGCAAGTCGCGCAGGCTCCCGCGCAGACGATGACCGACGTGCCGGCCGACTCCGGATCGATCCGCGAGATCCCGCGCAACATGTTTCAGCAGGCGCTCGGACGGTTCGGCGAGGCGCTCACCGCCGCGGGCGTGCAGCTGGACAAGGTCGGCCTGGACATCCCGGTGCTTGGCCGGGTGACGCTCAAGGATCTGACGGTCGGCGAGGCCGGCAAGGTAATCGAGGACATGAGCTACGGGTTCATGCCGACCCGTGGCGCTGGTGGCATTGGCGGCACGTCAGGCCTGAAGCCGGAGGCCGCCGAGCTTCTGAACCTGCCGATTGTTGGTACCGCGGCCAAGGCTGCCGGTGCGGTGGCGAAGGCGATTCCTGGTGCGCTGCCGGCCGCAGCTGCTGCAGTCGCTGCTACCCCAACCGAGGCCGAGGGTGGTGTTGGATCGCTGGCCAAGAAGATCGGGGCGAATGTGGTGAGCACCAGGCTGCCGACCGCGGTGAAGGCCACCGAGAACCCGCTCACACAGAACCTGGTGATCGGCCTAGATGCGGCCAAGGCAGACCCTGCAGCGTTCACGCACAACGTCAACCTGGTGAAGGCCTATCCCAACATCAAAACAGATGCCACCGATGTCAACCAGGTGTCGGAGGACTTCATCAACGAGGTGAAGGACAACCTGCTCTACCTGTACGACCAGGTGCCGGAAGCAACGCGCCAGCGCAGCAAGCTCTGGTACGACGGCGCTCGCAACATCGTCGACCGCTGGGGCCGCGAGTACAACCAGCCAGACCAGGCGCTGGCCGGCGTGCTCGCCGTGCTGTCGCCGCAGAAGGACTGGTTCATGAACGTGTCGCTTGCGCAGCGCGTGATCGACATCTCGCAGAACCAGTGGGCGTTCAAGTGGGACGCCGACATGGACAAGATCGCGGGCGAGATCTGGAAGGATCCGAAGTACAAGCCGGTGCTCGACCTGGTGCGCAACAAGAGCTTCGCCGAGCTTGAGAGCCCGGCAGAGCGGGCGCTGTGGCTGCGCACGTTCGACCAGGCATTCAACCCCCGCGGCCACGAGATCGTCACGCCTGAGGGCGATCTGGCGGGTCTGCGGCGCACTCAGTCTGGCAAGGATTACAGCGTCGCCTGGGGCTCGCTCAACGAGATCGGCAAAGCGATCGCCATCCTGGACGACCCGAGCAAGGCAAACATCAGCACGATGCTGGGCGGCCAGCACAAGGTGCGCAACTTCTACAACAACATCTACGCGCCGACCGATCCGGCTGGCCACGTCACGATCGACACGCACGCGGTGGCGGCCGGCCTGCTGCGCCCGCTGTCTGGCAACAGCCGCGAGGTGCTCCACAATTTCGGCTCCGGCGTGAAGGGTGAGGTTGGCCCGAAGAACAGCAGCATCACTGGCGTGCAGGGAACCTATGGTCTGTATACCGAGGCGTATCGCCGGGCAGCTGCAGAGCGTGGCGTGTTGCCGCGTGAGATGCAGTCGATTACTTGGGAAGCGGTACGCGGGCTGTTCCCGGATACGTTCAAGACGGCGGCTAACGCTCGCAAGGTCGATGACATCTGGCTAAAATATCGGAACAATGAGCTCTCAATCGATGAGGCCCGAAATGAAGTCTTCAAAGCAGCAGGCGGGATCCGCGCCCCAGAGTGGGAAGGAGGTGGACTTCGTAGTCCAGCTGCTGCAGAAGGCGGGGCTCCCGGTAACGCGGGAGAACTACCTGGGGCTGGCATACCCGGAGGGGGTGCCGGACGACCTGGACGAAACAACCCTGCCCCCGGAAATCCGACTAGCGTAACTAGGGGCGGCCGCGCTCCGCAGTCTGGAGCGCAATGATGGCCATCCCTAACGCCCCCCTCGAACAGCGCCTCGAGCAGATCCTGCCGGAGGCCTCGCCGCCTGGCGAGATGCCGCTCGAGCCCATGCCGGGGGAGCAGGCGCAGCCGATCGAGATGCCGGATGTCGCTGAACAAACCGGCACCCCGTCGATGGAAGAGCCGCTGCAGGTTGCAGGCCTGGGCACCATCATCCGCAGGGCGGCCAGGCAGGCCGAGCCCAAAGCCGTGCGCAACATCGTCCCGGAAGCCGCCAGGGCTCCGGTCGACGAGCTCCCGCCGATGGCCACCGAAGGCCGGTTCCGCGTTATCCCCGAGGCCAGCCAGGAGCTCACCGAGCAGGTCGAGGCTGCGGTCAGCCGCCGCCAGAAGTTCAGCCCGCTGACCGGCAAGCCGCCGGAGGAAGCATTCAACCTGGGCCGGTACGCAGACCGTGATGCGGCTGGCGTGGTGGCCGGCGTTGCCGATGCGCTGGACATCAAGACCAAGCGCGTCACGTTTAACGAGATCAGGGCCAAGGCGAACGAGTCAGGGATCGATGAGCGATTCATTGCTCGAGTGATCAGCGCCGATGGCAAAATGCTCTCAACATCTAGCGAGACCTACAAGGCGCTCGAGGTGCTCGAGAGCTCGGCCAATGAGCTCGACCGGCTGTTCAAGCTGGTGGCCGATGGCCAGGCCACCGACGCTCAGAAGCTGCAGCTGCGCCAGCAGGTGGCACTGCACGGCATGATCCAGAAGGGCGTGAAGGGGATCCAGACCGAGACCGCCCGTGCGCTCGCGGTGTTCCGCATCCCGCGTGACAGCAGCGCCGACGTGATCCGTGGGGTGCTCGACGAGTTCGGCGGCGAAGGGTCGCTGACCGACATGGCCCGCGCCTACCTGACGCTCGAGACCCGCGCAGCCCGCAACCAGCTGGTCGAGAAGTCGATGCTGTCCGGCGTCAAGGACATCTGGTTCTCGACGTTCATCAACGGCCTGCTGTCGAGCCCGGTGTCGCACGCGAAGAACATCCTGGGCAACAGCATGTTTGGGGCGTACCAGATCCCCGAGCGCCTGGTCGCCGCGTTCTACTCCAACACCCTGCCATCTGGCGTGCGCAATTGGCGTGCGCTGGTGCCTGGCACCGAGGCAGACAAGATCGGCTACGACGAGGCGCTGACGATGGTGCAGTCGCTGCGCAATGGCGTGGTCGAAGGCATGCAGCTGGCGGCCGATGCGTTCAAGAAGAATCAGCCCAGCGACCTGATGTCGAAGATCGAGCAGCAGCGCATGCCGATGGAGAGCATGGGCGAGACGCTGCAGCGGGTGACGGGCGTCGATCAGAACACCTGGCTAGGCAAGGCCTTCGATTACTACGGGACGGCGGTCACCCTCCCCGGTCGCATGATGATGACCGAGGACGAGTTCTTCAAAGGCGTGTTCTACCGGATGCAGATCAACACGCTGGTCACCCGGCGCGGCAAGCAGGTCTACCGCGAGGCGATCGATGCCGGCATGCCGGAGGCCGATGCGATCGCCAAGGCCCAGAACGAGGTCACCGATCTGCTGGCCAACCCGCCGCGGGATCTCGACGAAGCGGCGATGGACTTCGCCCGGCGCGGTACGTTTACTGCCGAGCTCCCCCCTGCCCTGGCCAGCCTGCAGCGCGTGTTCAACACGCCTGCGCTCAAGGTCATCGTGCCCTTCTTCAAGACGCCCGCGAACATCGGCCTCGAGGTGATCGAGCGCACCCCGTTCGCACCGCTGTCCAGCAAGTGGAGGAACGAGATCTCTCAAGGCGGCATCTACCGCGACATGGCGCTCGCCAAGGTGACGCTCGGGTCGGCGGTACTGGCCACGTTCGGAGCGATGGCATCCGAAGGGCTGTTCACCGGTCGCGGCCCGGAGCGCAAAGCCGACCGCGAGGCGCTGATGCGCGACGGGTGGAAGCCTTACTCCATGAAGATCGGCGACCAGTACGTCAGCTATGCCGGCCTCGAGCCGGTGTCTGCGCTGCTCGCGATCGCGTCCGACTATGCCGAGTACGCCAGGCACGAGCCCGACGCCGGCAAGGTCGAGCAGGTGTTCCTGGGCGCGACCTATGGGCTCTATGAGTACCTGAAGGAGCAACCATACCTGCAGGGCATCGCCGACATTGCGAAGCTGATCGGCACCAACCAGCAGGGCGAGGTCGACGGCAAGAAGATTGTGAACGAGCTCGCCAAGCAATACGGCGGCTTCGTCATCGGCGGCTCGCCTGCTGGTGCATACGGGTCACTGGTGGCCAGCATCGAGCGGCTGATCGATCCGACCGTGCGCGACGTGCGCACCAACCCGGATCTGCCGATGGGTGTTCGCGGGTTCTATGAGGCCTTCAACCGCTACCGCTCGCGCCTGCCGTATGCGAGCGAGGCGCTGCCGCCCGCGCTCAACCTATGGGGTGACCCGGTGCTCGTCGGCCAGGGCAAGGCCTACGAACTGGTGCTGCCGACCCGCGTGAGCCCGTCGCAGTTCAGCGAGGTCGACGATGCGCTGGTGCGCATGGGCTCGCCGGTCGGGATGCCGGAGCGCAAGATCGACGGCGTCGAGATGGATGCGTTCCAGTACAACCGGCTACTGACGATCTACGGCAAGGAGCTCCCGTCGAAGCAGGAGATGCTGCGTGTGATGCAGACGCCAGGATTCGATCTGCTCAACCTGGATGACCAGCAGAAGACGGTGCAGCGCGTGCATTCGAGGTACATGGATGTCGCGAAGAAGCAGCTGTTCTCTGAAGACCCGGTGCTGCGAGCGAAGGTCGACGAGCTCAAGGAATTGCGCAAGGCCAACGGCCTGTATTACAAACCTGATTGAGGACTGAACGATGGCCATCCAAATCAACAACGTCACCCGGCGCGTGGTTTACACGGCCAGCGGCACGGGCCCGTACAACTTCACGTTTGAGATCCTCGCGGCGGGCGACATCGCGGTCTATCGGGACGACACGCTGCTGGTGCTGACCACCGACTACACGGTCACGATCAACGCCAACGGCACCGGCTTCGTCACGCTGACTGCCACGCCTACCGGCGCAACGCAGATCGCGATCGTCGGCAACCGGACGATCAGCCGCACCACCGACTTCGTGACCGGCGGCGACTTCTTCGCCAACACGCTGAACGACGAGCTCGATCAGCAGACGATCTTCGCGCAGCAGAATGCCGAGGGTCTGGGCCGTGCGCTGCAGGCACCGCAGACTGACCCGACCACGATCAACATGACGCTGCCGGGCCGGACGACGCGGGCGCTCAAGTATCTGAGCTTCGACTCGAACGGCAATCCGACTGCCACGGCCGGCGCTCCGAATACGACCTACTACGGCAACGCGACAAGCGACCCGACCACCCGGCCGGACGGCACTTCGCGAGTAGTCGGTGATCTGTACTACAACAGCACGAGCGGCGTGGTGCGGGTGTACACCTCCGGCGGCTGGGTGAACCTTGGGACAGGCACCTATTCGATCTATCGCGCTCTGGCAACATCTGGGCAGACCACGATCACGACCAACTACGTCATCGGCAGCGTGCAGGTCTACATCAATGGGTCGCTCTTGCATTCGGCTGAGTTCACCGCAACCAACGGCACCAGCATCACGGTGTCGGCGTTGACGCTGAATGATGAGATCACTGTCATCAGCACCAACCAGTTGGCCTACGCGGTGCCGGTGACTGTCAGCACGTCATCGCCTAGTGGCAGTGCCTCCAACGGTGCACTCTGGCTGCGAGTCGCGCCATGAGGATGTCTGTCTACGATGGCGGCGCTTGGAAACAGGTGATCGTCGCGTATGTTTTCGACGAAGCTGCTGCGGCCTGGAAGCAGGTCAACAGCATTCACCTTTACCGGAATGCGCAGTGGGAGGAAGTTCACAATGACGATGATCTGTACGTCATCACATCGCCGACGATCAACTCATTGATAAAAGCAGTCATTGGATTCCCGTCGGCAAATGTTTTCTATTGGGGCACCAATATCGGCGGCAGAGCTCTAGGCAACATTGACAACAGTTTCTTACCACCTGAAGTGAATATTACTGACGTTGGTCTGCTGGGGGATTACGCTCTGAACCCATCGTCCGTGGGCGCCAGTGAGCGGGAATGGATTGAGAGAGAAATCATTCCATACGCGACGATATACCCGCCGCCACCATGATGATCTAACGCACTGCCCGCGAGGAATGGCGCGATTGGTTTGTTTTGTGTGAGGTGATTGATGGCAACGGCGAATGAAGTGGAGGCTCGATTGATGACGCACGAAGAGGTTTGCGCGGTGCGCTATGAGGGCATCAATGCCCGGCTCAAACGGCTCGAGACGATCCTAATCGGCAGCGCAGGGTTCATCATTATGCTGCTGCTCGGCCTGGTGCTGAAGGTGAACTGACGTGATCGAAGTCGCGGTTGTACTAGCCACTGCGCAAGCTGCTGTCGCTGGCATCAAGCAAGCGATTCAGATTGGCAAGGAGGCGCACGAGTGCTTAGGCGACTTCATGAAGCTATTCGACGCGCAGGATCAACTTCAGAAAGCGTCATTGGACGAGAAAGCCAAGCAGAAGCCGGAGCAGTCGGCGATGAGCGAGGCGCTAGAGACTGTTATTGCCGCTAAGAAGGTACGCGAGATGACACAGGAACTTAAACAGTTCCTGATATGGTCTGGTCAAGCTGCGGTCTGGGACGAGATTCAGCGTGAGCACAATGCGGTAGTACAGCGGCGCAAAGCTGCCGAGCTCGCCGCCCAGCGTGAGAAAGAGCGGCTGGCCAAGCAGAAGAAAGAGCGGGCGCTGATCGCGATGGTGCTCGCGACCGGCGGCATCATCATGTACCACTTGGTCAGCTACATCATCGACGCATGGCCAGGAGAATGAAGTGGCTGATCTTTTTGATGATCGGAATCACGCTCCTGATGGGCGTGCTAGCGGAGATCTCGCAATGAAGATGACGACGGAAGAGGTGGAGGTGCGGGTCTGGGCGGTGATCGCTCTATCGCTCACCGGCATCCTTGTTGCCAGCGTGATCGGCATCATCCTGGGCGTGCTGTTCGTCGAGCACGACATGGAGCGGATCTCGCCGATCGACACGGCCTTCATGGCCATCCTCAAGGACGTGATGCTTTTGTGTATCGGCGCGGTCGGCGGGATCGTCGGGCGCAAGGGTGCCTACGCCGCGGCCAACATGATAGGCAAGGAGAAGGACGATGCTGCCACTCGGCCCGCTGCTTGAAGTAGGCGGCAAGATCCTCGACAGGGTCTTGCCTGACCCGGAGGCCAAGGCGAGAGCCCAGGCCGAGCTCGCGAAGCTCCACCAGGACGGCGAGCTCGCGAAGATGGCCAACGAGACGAAGCTCTTCGAGCTCGAGCAGAACAATCTGACCGAGCGGCTCAAGGCCGACATGGGCAGCGACAGCTGGCTATCGAAGAACATCAGGCCGATGACGCTGATCGCGATCCTGGCGGGCTACTTCACCTTCGCCATGATGAGCGCGTTCGGCAAGAACACCAACGAGAACTACGTCGAGCTCCTGGGTCAGTGGGGCATGTTGATCATGTCCTTCTACTTTGGCGGCCGCACGCTCGAGAAGATCATCGACATGAAGAAGGGCAAGCAATGAAAGAGAACTTCGAGTCGGCGCTCGCCGCGGTGCTGCACCACGAGGGCGGCTTCGTGAATCACCCCCGCGATCCTGGCGGCATGACCAACCTGGGCGTGACCAAGCGAGTCTGGGAGGAGTGGGTCAAGCACGAGGTCGACGAGGCCACGATGCGTGCGCTGACGCCCGAGGACGTGGCGCCCATGTATAAGGCCAAGTATTGGAACCAGATCTCCGGCGACGATCTGCCGGCAGGCGTCGACTATTGCGTGTTCGATGCGGCCATCAACAGCGGGCCAGGCCGTGCGGCCAAGTGGCTGCAGCAGGTTGTCGGCGTGACTGCTGATGGTTCGATCGGGCCTGGCACGTTGCGGGCTGTCGCGGCCATGCCTGCTGATGAAATCGTGTCCCAATACCAAGCGGTGCGCTTGGATTTCCTGCAGCGCCTGCCGACCTGGGACACATTCGGCAAAGGCTGGGGCCGGCGGGTGACCGAGGTGGCCACCGCAGCCGGCAAGATGACAGACGGGTCAAGCAACCTTGCGTGAGGCGGCCTCGGCCTCACGCTCCTCGGGGGTCAATGCTGCACCCAGCGCCGCCAGCCGCTGGCTGTAGTTCGCCATCAGCGCGGTCTTGCGCACCAGGTCGACACGCTGCAGGAGCTCTTCGTTGCACTCGCGGAGCTCGCGCAGTTTGGTCATCCGGGTGCGAGCCCCTGCCCGGCCTGCCCTGGCGGTCTTATCGCCCAGCGCATCGTAGGCCTCGGCCCACTCGATCAGCGTCTTGTAGACCGCAAGCGGCGTCTCTTTGCCGGGCACCCAGATCGGGAAGCCACCAGGTGCAGCCTCGGCTGGCGGCTCGCCTGACTCGGCGATGATGGCCTCACGCTCGGCGTCGGCCTCGGCCTGATCGGCAGCTGCATCATCGGCGGCCTGGTCGGCGGCGAACACTTGCTCGATGACGATCGGGTCGCTGGTCTGCTCGACGCGAGGCGGCTCGGTAACGCTCGATAACGCTCGCTCCGGCTCGCTAACGCTCGGTAAGGCTCGCGAAGGCGCGCTAATGGCATCGAGCGGGTTGCGCGGC